ATGAAATCTTCACCTACAACTTTACAACCAGTATGATCTTCTTTAAGAGAACCAACTCCACGAGAAGAAACTCCAAGGGTTACACCTTCAGTGATAAGAGATTTTGCAATCTTACCCATAGGTGTTTCAAGTAGTTGTGCCTTACCAATAAAATTATTTCCTTTTTGCTCAAGACGAACAATTTTATGAGAAACTCTATCAAGGTTTACAGTTGGACCATCTGGATGTCCCAACTCACCAAGTGCACGTCCTTTTTGAACAAAAGACTCATTGTATCTACTAACTTCTTTAGTAAGAGTATTTACTGGATACATTCTACCATTACGATTTTTGATATCTCCTTGTAAGAAGACACCCTCAATATACATTTTCTTTTTAGCACCTTTACCTTCAACGATAAATTTGACGCTAGATATTTCTTCCGTAATGAGTTTCATTTTTTTAATTGGTAAATCCTACTTGTGCACCTTTCACATTAGCACTTGCTGCTAGTAATAATTCATTTGGTTTTTTCTCAATATACTCAACTGTTCCAGCTGGCATACTAATAGAACTAATCCCTTGAAATTCAGCATTTAAAAGGGTAACTAATCTTACTGTAGTAGCTTCTGTATTCACTACACGAACTAAAGTTGCTTGTGAAAAACTAGATGCAGTTCCAACCGTAGTGGGCAAAGCTGCCTCAGGTCCTATCAATAATGTGTTTGCCATTTTTTAATTTTCCTCGGATGCTTCTGTTTCGGGGTTAACTTCGGTTTCAGTTTCAGCTTCCATTCCCCCTTTAGGGTTATATGGTTCTACTTCAAACATAGAATCTGACACTTCTTTACGAAGAGTTTCTATTTTTTCAGCTGCTTTAGTGTATAAAGTATCTTTTATATCTTGACTAATATTAGATGCTTTAGAATCTTGAGCAATCAAATCTATAATATTGGGCATGAAAATTCATATAGTAATATAATTTTATTTATATCTCAGCCAATTTAGTATCTTTATTCAACTGATTATTGGTAATTGCTGGAGCAGCTGCTTCTTCTGGAGGAGCACCCATTGCCATTACATCTTCCTCAGTTCCAGGTGGTAATGGTTCTCCAGTAATTGGATCTATAGCATCTGGATCAGGAATAGTTCCATCTTTTATTTCCTTCTCAATCTGCTTATCAATCTCTTCCATTTCACCATCAGATTGTCGAAGTACTTTTCTACGAACCCACTCATTAGAATAATACTTTCCAATATAAGGTTCAATAGTTGCAAGAGTTCCTAACCTCTCATTCATCAATTCACTTTCTTTTAATTCTGCAAATTGATTATCATATACAAAGTCATATTGAATATGATCGTTAAGTTGCTCCCAATCTTCTGGTGTTATGACATTTTTCAGAATTAATTGAGTTCTGAGCATATCATTAAACATGTTAGCAAAACGCTTTCTTAAACGTCCTACAAACTTAGCAAACTTAAGTTCATCTCTTAAAATTTCTGATGAACGTCCTAAATTAAAACCACCATCATTCGCAATTCTAGATTCAGGAACACTAAGTGCTCTATAAAGTTTCTTCTGGAAATACTCAATGTCAGCAAGTTCTCCAAGATTTTGTCCACCTGGAAGTGTTGTAATTTCTGTTCCTCTACCACCTTCTCTTCTAGGCAACCAGAAATCTTCCATCATAGACATGAACTTTCTGTCATCTCTAACTTCACCAGTGTTAGCATCATATACTAACTTGTTACGATAACGCATCATAACATCACGAAGATATTGTTCTGCTTTTACCTTTGGAAGATTACCAACATCAATGTAGAATATTCTTCTTTCTGGTGCTCTTGATAATCTATAAATTACAAGACTATCCTCAATCATACGAAGTTGATTAAGTGCCTTGATTGCTTTTTGTAAATATGAAAGAACAATTCCTTTATTTCTATCTACTAAACCAGATGTTACATAAGTGATAGAATCTTTTGCAATTTTAACACCTTTATTTCCACCACTACCACTAACCATTCCTGATGGATAATTAGATTTTGGTGTATATACAAAATATTCTTCGATTTCTGGAGCTACAATCTTTGTATCATCTTTTTCCCCATTCATCTTAATACTCATCGCATCCCCTTTGCTCATCTTCTTTTCTTGACGAACAAACCTCATTTTCATGGGGTCAATATATCTTAATTCCTGTATTCCTTCTTCGGGATTTTTAACATCAATAACCTTCAGATAATATAATCTTCCATCTACATACCAATTTCTAAGTATTTCATGTGATTTTTTATCAAAATCTAATATATCTTTTATATTTCTAAACTCATCTCTAATTGCTCTTTTTAATTTATCACTTGCATTTAAATTTGATAGTTCAATTTCAATTGGAGTGTCATATAAGTCACTAACAATTGCTTCATTTATAATATCTTCAATGGCACCATCACATTCTGGATGTAATGCCATCTCACGATATCTTCTTATCAAATCATATTCAGTTCTGTAGACACCTTCAATATCCACATAGGAACCATAAAATCCACTGGAAATATAATTATCAACCCCGTCCTCATTATTCTGAGGAACGGGGGATATTACTCCAGGGGATTTCTTTTCTTTTTCAATAGAAAAGCCAAAAAGTCTTGCCATTGTATAATCTTTTTACCTATTATAGCACTATTTATCTGATATCTTCACCGCCAGCTGCAGTAGAAGTACCTTTATATGCTTCCCACCACTGAACTTGCATCTCTACAGTAAACTCTTCTAGAGTATCGGTAGTCTCATAACTGAGGTCAATTGTGGAAATATTAGTTGGGAAAATATCCCAGAACTTATAAGATCTTAAGATACCACCATCACGATCCAATTGATGAACCATAGCATCTTTTTGATAATCATCAGGGTTCTGAACTCCTGTAGCATCTTCCATACTGTTAATGATATTCATCCACTTCTCAAAAGCAGAACGAATAACAAAATCAACATCGTTGAGAACAGTAATTGTCCATGTTTCGAATGTTCTATCTCCTGCAATTTTAAGTATCCTTCCTCGGAAAGGAACTTCAATTGGTGAAATTGTAGATGCAGGAAGTGCTGCTGCCTTAACTAAAAATCTTGATTTCTGTAAGACATCATTTTCTATTTGAACTGCATTTGGAAACGCTAACTCAACCTCAAAAAGATTCGGCCTAGCACCACCACCAGTTAACTTACTTTTAAAATCGCTTATCTTCCTTAAAGGAATGCTATTTTGTTGAACACGGCTTGGCATTTTTTTAAACCTCTATTAAACGTTACCGATTACTTCTTCAAATGCAACGCCAGTTCTAGTGGCGATGAAGTTAAGACCAACGAAGTTAATTGATCTTGCAGGCTTAATGTATATATCAGCCACAAACTCATTCGCATCAATAATTGCGGCAGTGTTATTAGTCTCATCACAAATAACAACATAATCTGTAATTCCTCGTTTAGCCTGAACATCACGTAGGAAAGGTTCGACAATATTCACAAAATTAGTTCTTGTGATCTCATCGTTAAACTCAAAGAGTTGATCCTTCGCTGCAGCAGAAATTGCATCTTCAAGGAAGAGGAATAATCTACGAACGTTAATTCTATCAAATGCAGATGCTTTAGCAAATGCAGTCTTATCACCAAATAGAACGATTCCAGCACCAGGTGAGAAAATTACAGGATTGACTCGTGCAGAATAAAGACGATCTCTTTGATCCTTACTTGGATTGTATGCCAACTTAACTGCATTAAGAATAGCACCTCTTGCAGTACCTGCAGGTGAGAACCAAGGGAACGCATTGATATCTGTTCTGGCACATAATCCAGCAATATCACCATTCAAAGGAACATAACGGAAAACGTTATTAAATCTATCAAACATATACTTGTATCCACTATCGAATACTGCATATGAGGATGAAGTTATTGGATTAAAGAAATTAATTACATTGTCTGTAATATCCGCATCACTTAAAATAACATCAACAGTTTCCTGATCAGGATTGTCAGTTATCATAGTTGATCTATGAGGAGAAAGGAATGCAACTGCATCCTTTCTTTTATCTGCCACAGCAATCAATTTAGTAGCAAGTGCTCGTGCCTCATCTTGACCTTGCTTTGCAGATCCCATCAATAAGAAATCTACATCAACATTAGTATCATTCTCAAATAATGTATAACCAGAAACTAAGTCACCCAACTCTGAATTAAGGGATCCAGTTTCTGTTATTGTACTAAGACCACTATAATTCTTACCTCCTCTCATTACACCATTTAAATTACCAACACCAGCAAAGATAATACCTTCGGCATTTTGATCCCAACCAATATCAGCAGCAAGAGTAAATCCTGAACTATATCCAGAAACAGTTGAAACTCCTGCAGGTTGACTACCACCAAAAATTAATGTTGAATTATTCTCTAAGTATGATCTCCAGTATGAAGGTGAACCTACAGAAAACTCAGCATCTTTTGCCTTTGAAAGATTCAAATGCTTTTCAAGAATTGTTCCGACATTTCCACTAATAGTTCCATCACCATCAATTACAACAACGTGAACTTCATCGAATCTTGCACCTCTCGCAGATGCAAATTCTGAGGTTGTGGGGCGATCTGCAAGAGTATTCCACTTAATAGTATTAGTAGTTTTTGCACCACCAACAGTTGCACTTGAAATCTCAAGTTCCTGATTATCAAACCAATCTATTGCAGTATTAGGAACAGCTGTAGAGACAGCAACTGATTGACCAACATTATGGAATCTTAACCAATCTATTGGGTTTGCAGCAGTTGAAACTCCTGCCCTAAACTTATAAATGCTATTATAGGTTTGAGAAGTTTCCGTAGAGAAGGCATTAACATGACTTAAAACCTTAACGTCTATGGTAGAGGTACTGAGTCCTGTAATAATACCCTTGAAATATCCCTCAAGAAGTTCAGTAGTACCAGCACCAACTCCTGTTTTAGAAACAACAGTTCCTACAGGAACGGATTGAGTAACTCCTATTCCAATTTCTAAACCTGCAGTTGAACCTATACCAATAGTTTGATCGGCTCTACCATCAATAATTCCAATTTTAATATTATCTGCCCAACTTCCAGGGTTTCTTGCAGCAACGGTTACATTACTAATAATATTTTCATCATAACCCAATTGCTCATAATTTTCAACACTTTTAATTCTTACACTAGAAGCAGTTCCTACAAAGGAATTTCTAAGGTGAGTACTATCTGCTCTAATAACATTCAATGATCCGCCATACGCAAGATATGAGGATGCAGTTAACCAAGTTTCATATTGTTTATCGGTATTATATGGTTTTCCAAATGTATTTAATAAGTCATTCTCATTAACTATTAAAACTGGTGTTCCCACTGGGCCTTTTGCAAAAGGTCCTACAATTCCACCTATTTTATCTGATGTTGGATCAATTCTCCCAAGAGTTAAATCAATTTCCTTAACTAAAATTCCAGGAGATGCTAAATTTAGTGGCATCTTGTTTTCCCCTCGCAGTCCAAATTTATTCTAGAAATATTTATTAAAATATCTTTTTTACATGTATTTTTTTATCACATATAATCCCACATGTAAGATCTATCCCCATATTCATCTACATGCCAAGTATCCCCATCCTTATCTACAAAACTTTCATCTTCTAATCCTGTGGCAACAAATCCAAATGGTGCCATATCTTGTTCTATTTGATTTTTCTGTTCTTCATAAATTCTTTTACGAACATCATTATCAGTCATCTCCTTAAAATAATCTTGTGCACATAACCATGAGAATATAACCAGACACATAGCTAAATCATCATTAGAACCTTCTTCTGCCTCAAACGAATTATGTTTCTGAGCAAATGTAGTTAATTCAGAAATAATATCATAATCCCATAAAAGTATTTTATCATCCTCAAGCATAGTCTTCAAATTAGAGCATCCTAATTTTTTGACTGCAGATGTTGTTCTAACTCCCAATTGAGTTTTCTTACCTGAAAATCCTTGACCTACAATCTGACCATTTCTTCCTCTCATTGTAGCCATTAATAAATTCTCATATTCCAAATCATACTGGAGAATACTTGCTACCTGATCTCCAATATCATTAACTTCTATCAATAGATAAGCTTCATTATACCCTTTAGCTACATCAAAAATAACATTAGGAAATAACATTGGTTTAATTTCATTATTTCTATATTTGGCGACAACCTTATAAGGAAATTCCGTTATATCAAATACTAAGAAAGCAGAATAATCATTACCTAATCCTCTAGCAACATCAACAGTAATTATATAATTGTGATCTTTTATTGGATCTACATAAATGTCAAGACCTGCATTTCTTTTCTTAGGTTCTTCATATACAAGATTTTTGAGTTTACTGGCAGCGATTAAAGTATTAACCGATCCTAAGAACTCACACTCAAACTCAATCTTAAATTGCTCCTCAGAAGTATTGGCAATAGTTTGCTCTTTCCATACAGCATCTCTACCAGGAACTTCAGACCAATGCACATCGGTAGGAACATATTCACTCTTACCTTTTTCACTATCGTGCCACATGCGATAGAAATGATTCATACCCCGTGGGGTAGAAACTATAATAACCTTAGTAGATTGACCAGATGTAATTGTAGGATAAACTGATGCAAAGAAATCATCGGCAATGTGATTTGGAATGAATGCAAACTCATCAAGGAATATAACGTTATAAGATCCACCACGAACAGCAGATGATGAAGTGGAGTTTGAGGATATTTTAGAACCATTCTCCAATTCTAAACTACCTTTATTCCAAGAGATTATACCTTGCTGCATCCAAGTGGGTAAATTTTCATATGCAAGTTGTAACCTACCTAATAAATCTCTAGCAGTAGATGCCTTGTTTGCAAGAATAGCAATATTTACATTATCATTAAAAACTGCATAATGCAGTAAATAAGACACACACGTCGTAGACTTACCAGTCTGTCGTGGCATCTTACATATATTAAATCTATGTTCATGGAATCTTTCAATCAATTTCTCTTGGAAATCGTACATGTCAAATTTTACTAATCCATGATCCAAAGAAACAATTTGAATATAATTTCGTGCAAAATAAACAGGATCCTGTTTACATTTCATAAACTCTATTATCTGCTCTTCAGTATACTCATGTTGAGTATTAGCCCTCTTTAAATTGGGATTACCCAAATATATCTCATGGGAAGCCATAATCTAAATCCTCAATTAATGATGTGATTTACCACATTTTATACAGGGATCACATCCACATCCCTTACAGTCGCATGGAGTTGTCATAAGATTTACTTAAGATTTCTTATTATTATTTAGAAATCCATCTTTCAGCATCTTTGATAACTCAGTTGTAGATCCTACAAATACAGCATTATTGGTAACATTATTAGTAGTTTTATTCATCTCTTCATCAACTTCTCTAACTTTTTTCTGAAGTTCCATCAACTTATCAGTAGTATCAGCAACTGACTTAAGAATTTGACCAGCAACCTCATAAGCTCTAGGACTTGCAGTTTCATTTGCTACATCCATTATACCATTAAGAGATTCTTGACCTTTTTCAATCAAAGAATATAAATTGGCACGAGTATATTCATAATCTTTATTAACTTCAGTAACATTTTTAAGACTCTCTTTTCTTGTAACACATCCATTCTCTGGCGTATTACTTACTTCAATACTACTTGTATTAAGTGCCTCATCAATAGGATCATAAGTAGACATAACTCTTAAATATCCTCTTGTCTTGTTGGACTATAAGTTTTAGCGTCACCCAAATCCATCCAATTTTCACTAAATCCAAAATCATCACCAGGTCCAGCATCGGGAGGAACAGGAGTAGCAGTATATCTCATTTCCCGTTTAGCAGTCTTAGTATCGGTACTACCGTAAATATCTGCTTGAACCTTCTTAATGAGACCATCCGTAGTATCAGCAATAGGACCGAATAGATAAGTCTTAGCAGTAAAATTTATAGTATAGATAAGTGCTCTTCTAGTTGAAAAATCTCCTTCATAATCATCTTGGAAAGATATATTATCTAATATAACAGGAATATCTCTTTTTTCTCCAATTGAACTTACTAAATCTACTGTAAGAGTAAATGAAGGTTGGAAGTATGGTAGTATTTGTTCTACAATCTGTAATGCATCATCATTTAATTTTGTAAAAATACTTAACTCAAATCCGATGTTATATGGAACAGGCATATAGACTTTTTTTAAGTTTGTACCATCCGAAGTCTTAAATGTCTGAGTAACACCTGCTTTCCTAGTAGGGTCATATGCAATAGTATTCATTTCAAATGACATTCTAGGTAATGTAATCTGAACTGGTTTATTTAAATTTGCCTGTTGTTCTAATCTTGCTAGAAACTTTTGAGCAGGACCATATGATAAAGGAACATTCATTTCACTAAATGTTGTTCCATCTTGTTCTTTATGTTTTATCTCAATAGCATTAAATAATGTACCGAAAGATATAATAGTCTTTCTAATAATTTCGTGATAATAATAAGTGCCTAACATTATACTTGTCCAAAGGGATTTGATTCACTAAAGTCTACAATAGCATCTGCTTCTGTCTCTATTTCAGTGTTCTGATCATATTTATCCTCAAATTCAGCCACCTCAACATAATCAACAGTATATTTTGCACCAGAGGTAGATCCAATGGCAACATCACCAGGGATGAATGTTGTATCAGTAGTTCCCAATTTAAGAGTATTTTCATCCTTATCCCAACTCTTAACTCTACCAATAGCTCCAGAAAGAGATCCTGTAACTTGCTCATTAAATTGATAAGTTCCAATACCTGTAATTAATGGAGGTGGAGAAACTGTTGCTATTCCTGTTCCAGCAGTATATCCAATACCAGCATCAGCAATTAAAACCTGTGTAATAGTATTAGCAGCACTTACCAATACTCGTCCAGTTGCCGTACCAACTCCAGAAGTAGGTGTTGTGAAATATAAATCTGGTGCAATAGGATAACCACTACCAGGAACATCAATATTAACAGTTCCAATTCCAATACCATTTTGAACTATTACTGCAGTTGCAGCAGCTCCTACACCATGGGTAGTAGTAATACCATTAGTGGTGGTGGTTGCTGTACTTACAATAGTCACTGTAGGTGCCACTGTATATCCCATACCTGGTTGAGTTAATAATATTTCCTTAACAGAATATATGTTATTAACTGATGTAGTTATGGCAACTGCAGTAGCATCTACTCCGCCTGAAGGGGCAGTAGTGATGGCGACACTAGGAACTTGGGTATAACCATAACCATCATTATTAAGAAGAATATTTCTAATATATCCTGTAGATGTAGATACACCTAAAGAGGCCGTAGATCCTATAGAAATCAATTTCAATTCTGTCATATAACCATAATCTACAAGAGTTTCATCAATTGCCTCTGTAGTCTCACTAATCTGATCCCATCCACCAATTTCATCTTCAAGTTCGAATAATTCACATTGTAATTCATAAACATAATTCTTTTGTAATTGGTAAAATGGTTTCTCATGTTCTACAAATTTTACCTCAAACATTCTTTGTCCCAATGGGAAATATATTAAATCTCCTTCACGGGGTCTACCATCAACAATTATTTCATCATCAGGCATGGCCGATAAAAATGGAGCAATGAAATCCTCAAATCTTTCTTTTGATATTGTAACTACCAAATCATCTTTGAGACTCATACCAAATTTAGTCATTATATCTCCAGCACCAGTATACCCTTCATAGGTGTTGACATATGCTTCAATAGAAAAATTATCATTAAATGTAGAAGATTGTACTTCCCTAAAAATATTATCTATTTTTATAACCTTTCTAGGTAAATAAACTATATCAATACCATATGTCTTCAACTGTTCATTAATTAAATCCTGAACAAGTCTTTGTTCTCCTTGAGAACCCTGTAAAAAGAAGGGGTTTATTGCCATTATCCTATCAAATCAAGAGGTGGTAATTCATATTCACTACTCATTTTTTCTCTAATATAATCTATTTCTCT